GGTTTTGTCAAAGGAACACCAACAAATATTGACACAAAAAGAAATGAATTAATTTCTACGATTGAAACTAGACTAGATTCTGATAGAACACGAGGTGGATATGCTAAACAAACTCAAATAGTAGAAGTATCTACTGATGAGGGAGTTTTATTTCCAATAGGTGGTATCAGAATGGTGGTGCGAGTTATGTACCAATACACATCTGGCACACCTTAATATAAACAAACAAGGAGAACAAAATGGCAACTCATACTGGTTCAGAAGGAACAATTAAAATTGGTTCTACTGTTTTAGGTGAATTAAGAAGTTATACGCTTGAACAAACATCAGATACTATTGAAGATACTTCAATGGGTGATTCTGTAAGAACTTATAAAGCTGGTTTAAAAGCTAGTTCAGGTTCAGCAAGTGTATTTTTTGACGAAGCTGATGCTGGACAATTATTATGCACAGTTGGTTCATCAATCACTTTAAATTTATTTCCAGAAGGTAATCAAACTGGTGATAAGTTTTACGCAGTTGATGCGATAGTAACTGGATATAACGTAAGTGCATCTTTTGATGGAATGGTAGAAGCAGAAATTACTTTCCAAGGCACTGGTGCAGTAACAATCGGAACAGCAAATTAATTAATTAATTAGAAAAGGAAGATATATGGCAGTAATAGATAGAGTGAAGGCACAGTTTGAATCTTTAGGAATTAAAAAGATTGAGGTAGCTGAGTGGGGCGAGGAAGGCAAACCTTTAATAGTTTATTGTTCACCTTTTACTTTAGGTGAAAAAAGAAACCTATTTAAAGGTGCTAAAAATGATGATCTAGGAGTATTAGTAGATGCAATTGTTTTAAAAGCAAAAGACTCTGAAGGAAATAAAATATTTAAGCTAGATGACAAGCTAACATTATTGAATAATGCTGATGCAAATGTTATAGCTAGAGTAGCAACAGAAATGTTAGCTGGTGTTTCTTACGAAGATACCGAAAAAAAGTAAGATTTGACAAAGAGCTTTATACCATACTTGCTCTTGGTCACGAATTAAAAAAAAGTATGGAAGAAATGCTTTCTCTAACTGAGGAAGAATTTTATTATTGGATAGCGTATTTTAAAGTGAAGGCAGAAAAAGATAAACAGAACTATGGCAGATCAGCAAGTAAAAATAACAATCTCCGCAATAGATAATGCCACAAAAGCACTTAATGATATTAAGAATAATTTAAAAGGCGTAAGCAAAGAAACTGATAATACACAACAAAGTTTTTTAACACTTAAAAACGCAGTAATTGGATTTGCTACTGTTGGTCTAGTATCGCTTGGGAAACAAATCATAGATGTTACAAAAACATTTCAAGAACTAAGAGGGAACATTATAAGTGCTGTTGGTTCTATTGAAAAAGGAACACAAACATTTAATGATTTATCTGAATTTGCTAAAACAACTCAATTTAGCATACTTCAATTAGGCAGATCGTTTCTTACATTAAGTCAAAATGGTGTAGCACCCACTGATAGACTTTTAAGAATATTTACACAAACTGCTGGTAATGCAACTAACAAAGTAGATGCTTTAAATGATTTAACTAGATTATTTGCACGAGGAGCTCAAGGTGGTTTTAATATACAATCTTTAAATCAATTAGTAGCTAATGGTATTCCAGCATTTCAAATACTAAGAGAGGAATTAGGATTAGATGAAAAAGCATTAATGAGATTATCTAATACTGCTGAGGGTTCACAATTAATATTAGACAACTTATTAATAGGGTTAGAAAAAAGAGCAAATAACTCAGTAAAACCTATTTTTGATTTAAATGTTTCTTTTAAAAATTTTTTTGAAACAATAGAAGCTGGTTTATTTCAAATAGGAGATCAAAAAGAATTAGCTGGTTTTGTAGACCAATTAACTAAATTATTAAAAGCACTACAACCAATTATAGATATTATAACTTTATTTGTTAGAAATATATTACAAGGTTTTATTTATGCCTTAGAAATTGTTAATCCATTAATTGCTTTATTCTCAGAAATATTATCTGATTTATTTATTCCTATAAAAACAGTTGCCGATAATATTAATAAATATTTAAACAAAGCGTTTGAAAAATTTGCAGGATTTTTAGATGATGTTAGAAAAAAATATAAAGAATTTAAAGAGTTTGTATTTGGCAAACCAATTCAATTAGAAGTAGTCCCACCAAAAACAAAAGCTGTTGTAGAAGAAACAACAAAAGTACCAGCAGAATTGTCAGCTACACAAAAAACAGTTCAAGCATTACAAGTTGCAGCATTTGATTTAAAAGCACAATTTAAAGATATATATTCTGTAATTGCACAAGGAATGGTTAGTGGAATTAAAGATGTTTCTAAAGCATTAGCTGAATCAATAGTTCTTGGTAAATCTTTACAAGCATCATTTGCAGATATAGCTAGAAATTTATTAATTAAAATTATTGCTGGTTTAATAGAAGAACAATTAGCTAAACTTGCTTTATTAGCTTTAGATGAAATTGCAGTTTTATTAGGATTAAAAAGATTAGCTATTGAAAAAGAAATTACTAAAGAGAAAAGAAAACAAATTGGTGATGGAGTAACTGATGCCAACCCAGAAGAAATGGCTAGAAAACAATTAACAAATATCATTGATGAATTATGGACCAAACTTAAAACTTCATTTGATACTATTTTAACTTCAGTATCAGATATATTTACTAATATAGGTTCTTATACTGATGACATATTTAATAATATAGGTAGCAGTATAGGTGATATTTTATCTTCATTAAGTTCTAGCGTTGGAGATATATTCAGTTCAATAGGTGGTTCACTAGGAGATATACTTGGAAGCGTAGGAAGTATGTTCGGTGGTGGAGGAGGGGGTGGTGGATTTGATTTAGGTACATTATTTGATTTAGGATCAATGTTCTTTATGGCAGAAGGTGGCGCTGTTAATGCAGGTACGCCTTACACAGTAGGAGAGCGTGGTAGAGAGCTGTTTATACCAAATTCCGATGGTACTATCGTACCAAACCAAGACTTGCAGTCTAAAGCGAATAGCTTCAACTTTACGATTATTGCTACTGATGTTAAAGGTGTTAAAGAATTATTATTAGATAATAGAGCAACTATCGTTAATATTATGAATCAAGCACTTAACAGCAAAGGAAGAAGTAATTTAGTATAATGAGTGGTACATTTCCTTTAACTCCAGCAACTAGAGCAGTATCAGTAAGCTCAAGACAAAATACTATTGTATCAACTACTGTATCTGGCAGACGACAAGCTAGACAAATAGACGGACAAAGATTTGGTTTAGTTTTACAATTTCCAATTATGACAAGAGCAGAATTTGCACCTATTATGGCTTTTATTATGAAACAAAGATCACAATTAGAATCTTTTACTTATGTACCAGAAACTATTTCAGATACTAGAGGTTCAGCTAATACAGTCATTTCAGTAGTAGGTTCTCATACTGCTGGTGATACTACAATCGCAGTAGATGGAATGGGAAATAATTTAACTGGTGTTTTAAAAGCTGGTGACTTTGTAAGATTTACTGGACAAACAAAAGTTTATATGGTTGTAGAAGATTTATCATCTAATGGTTCTGGTGCAGGAACATTAACTATTGAACCACCATTAAGAGCAAACCTATCTGATAATACAGTTTTAATTTATAACAATGTAGATTTTACAGTAGGACTTACAAACGATATTCAAGAATTTGCAGTAGGCACAGAAAACTATTTCCAATACGAAGTTGATCTTATAGAGGTATTGTAATGCCTAGATCATTAAATGCTTCTTTAATAACAGAATTAGCAACTAATAAACTTAATCCAGTTGAACTTGTATATATAGGAGTAAGCACAGGAACTTATTATACAGATCACTATAAAAATATTTCTTTTGATGGAAACACTTATGTTGCTTCATCATTATTTTTAGGTAGTTCTGAATCAGCAGAATCTTCTGAAGTATCAGTAAGTAATTTAGTAGTTAAGTTTGGTGGCGCTGACCAAACAATAATTTCTTTATTTCTTAATAATGATTATATGGATAAAAGAGCTTGGGTATATAGAGGATTCTTAGATGAGAACCAAGCATTAATAAATTATCCTTTTTTATTATTTGATGGAAGAATAGAAAATTTAAGTATTGAAGAAGATAATAATAACTCAACTGTTTCAATTTCTATTGCTTCACATTGGGCAGATTTTGATAAAATTAAAGGAAGAAAAACAAATACTAATTCACAAGCATTACATTTTCCAACTGATGTTGGTTTTGATTATGCTTCACAAACAGCAAAGGATATTAAATGGGGAAAGGCATAAATGATCTTTACAAAATTATACATTTATACAGACAGTTCCCACGATACGATAAAATGAAATACGAAGATTTAATAAATATGATATTACCTTCTTTTAATTTAGAACAGTATCAAATTCACCAAGTTAATGGAGAAGTTGTTGGATTTACTAATTGGGCATATTTAAGTGATGAAGTAGAAAAAAGATTTACAACAACTGGTAGATTAAAAGCTAATGAATGGAAATCAGGAAATAATATTTGGCATATTGAAACAGTTGCTAAAAGTCATTTAAGAGAAATTATGAAATGGACTAAAGAATATTTTAGAAATGTATTAGAGGTAGATCAACCTTTGAAATGGTTAAGAATAGCTGATGATTCAACTATTTATAGAAGATCTATGAAATTTAAAAGGGAGTTTCATAATGGGCTTTGATCCAGTAACAGCATTTGTAGTTCAACTTGTAGTCACAACAGCAATCTCTTGGGTTTTAAAACCTGATCCACCAAAGAGAAATGTGCAACAACAAGAAACAGCACAAGGAATTTTAGTTAATAAGGCGTCTAACAATAGTGCCATTCCAATAGTTTATGGAAGAAGGCAAGTTGGTATCGCTAGAGTATTTGTTGAATCTTCTGGTTCAGATAATCAATATCTTTATATGGCAGGAGTTCTTTGCGAAGGTGGTGGTAATGGAATTGAATCAGTAGATGAAATTTATGTTAATGATAAACTGGTAGTTTGGTCAGGTGCATTAACTGATGGAACAGTACGAACAGTAAATAGTTCAGATACTAATTTTTATAAAGATGGAAGTTTAATATCAGTTCAGGCATTTTATGGATTAGACAATCAATCAGTTTCATCAATACTAGATGAATCTACTAACTGGGGAAGCAATCATAAATTATCAGGTGTTGCTTATTTAGCTTTTAAATTTACTTGGAATCAAGATGCATTTAGTTCACTACCAGAAGTTAAAGTAGTTCTCAAAGGTAAAAAAATTTATGATCCTAGATTAGATTCTACAAAGGGTGGTTCTGGTTCACATAGACAAGATACTGCATCAACTTGGACATATTCACCCAATTCAGCTTTATGTCTTTTAGATTATTTAAGAAATACTAGATATGGAAAAGGTTTGCCAAATTCATCATTTGAAACTAATTATGATTCTTTTAAAACAAGTGCAAATATTTGTGAAACACAAGTTACTCCATATACTTCAGCACCGTCAGATATAGATTTATTTGAAACAAATCTAGTTATAGATACAGAACAAAAAGTAATAGACAATGTAAGAGAATTATTAAATCCAATGAGAGCAATATTTACCTACACACAGGGTAAATACTTTTTAATTATTGAAAATACTGGAACATCAGAATTAAGTTTAAATGCAGATAATATAATTGGTGGAATTAAAATATTTGGTGAAAAGAAAAATACTAAATACAATCGTGTTATAGGAACTTTTGTAAATCCTGATAAAGAATGGCAAGAAGATACAATTACATATCCACCTGCTGATGATTCTGGCTTATCAGTAGGAGATCAATATGCAACTTTACTAGCCGAAGATAATGGAACTCAATTAGAAGGTAATTTTACATTTCAAGGAATTACTAATCCATATCAAGCTGAAGAACTTTGTGAAATTATATTAAGAAGATCAAGAAATGCTTTGGCTGTTGAAGTTATGGTAACCTCAGAAGCATTAAATTTAACAATAGGTGATATAGTTGATTTAACTTATTCTACTGGTGGATTTAGTGCTAAACCATTTAGAGTTTATGGATTAAGTATAAATACAGATTCAACAGTTTCATTAAAACTTATAGAGCATCAAGATAATTTCTACACTTGGACTTCTAAAGCAGAAGCACCAACTATTGCTGATACAACACTTCCAAATCCTAACAATGTTTCTGCACCAGTTTCAGTAACACTTAACGATCAATTAATTGAATACTCAGATGGTGTCGTAATTACTGCTCTTGATGTAACCATTGGTGCCTCACTAGATTCATTCGTAGATTATTACCAAGTAGAATATAAATTAAGTACAGCAACCGATTATCTTATTGCTGGTCAAGGCAAAGGATTATTTCATAGGATATTAAATGTAGTAGATGGATTAATTTATAATGTAAGAGTAAAAGCATTTAACACATTAGGAGTACAATCAACTTATACTTCTGCCACAAGAACTATTATTGGTGGAATAGCACCACCAGCAGATGTTGAAGATTTTGCTTGTAACATAATTGGTGGAGATGCACATTTATCTTGGACACAAATTAGTGATTTAGATTTAGCTTATTATCAAATTAGATTTTCTACTCAAACAAGTGGTGCATCTTGGGGTAACTCAGTTTCTTTAGTTGAAAAAGTTGCAAGACCAGCTACTTCAGTTACAGTTCCAGCAAGAGTAGGTTCTTATTTAATTAAAGCAGTAGATAAAAATGGTAACTTATCTTCTAATGAAACAATCATAGCAACTAACATTATTGCAATAGGAAACTTTAATGCTGTTGCAACACAAACTGAATCACCTACATTTATAGGATTAGATGCGTTTGATAATGGTGAAGGAGATTTTGACAATAAAACTGGAGATTTTGATGATGGATTAGACAGTAATTTAACTATTGTTGATAATACATTAAGATTAGATTCATCAGAACTTTTTGATTCTGCATTAGGTAATTTTGATTCTGCAACAACATTTTTTGATTCTGGTGTTACAACTTCTGATTTATTTGCACAAGGATTTTATTTGTTTTCAAGTCCTATTGATATAGGTGGAGTTTATACTTCAAGAGTAACTGCTTCTATTACACAAACTTCAGATAACTTAGATGATTTATTTGATTCTGAAACTGGAGATTTTGATGATGCACAATCTAACTTTGATGGAGACACTCCTGCAAATTGTAATGCTCATTTAGAGATTGCTTTATCTAATGACAATATCACATACACTTCATTTAGGAACTTTGTCGTTGGGGACTATACAAGTAGATTTTATAAGTTCCGACTTGTATTAACATCATTTGATTTATCATCTACTCCAGTCATTAGTGCTTTATCAGTAAGTATTGATATGCCAGATAGAATATTTAGTGGAAATGATATTGTTTCAGGCACAGGAACTTATACTGTTGCATTTACTTTACCTTTTTATTCTAATTCTTATGCAGTAGGAATAACAGCACAAGGTATGACCACAGGAGATTTCTTTACAATTTCAAATAAAACTGTTAATGGTTTTGATGTTGCCTTTAAAAATAGTAGCAACGCAGGAGTTACCAAGACTTTT